CATTGACTGTTAATTTCTATGACGCTAACAACAATCTAATTCCTGCAGCAATAGGAACAAGAACTGTTAGCGCAGCTGTTACACAGACTAACCGTTGGGCATATCTTGGCAACACATTCTCATCTGCAACAACGATTAACGCTTCGTATGCTATCTACACTGTAACTTGTACTCCAACAACTCCAAGCGTAGGTCAAAACTTCGGAATTGACAGGTGTGTTTTCCGCCAGTAAACTGGAGGCATGACCACCATACTAATTGCCGGACTTGCAACCGCTTGTATTTTAACGGCGGTTGAGGGTTTACTTATCAATCTAGGAAAGTGGAGGGGCCTTGCGTCTCTTGTACTTTCTATTCTATTCTGTCTAAATCTAGATACACGACTTAAGTATCTTACTGTCTACACGCTAGCCACCACATTTGTGGGGCTTACTTTGTCATACCTAGTTGAGCAGCTTTTTACGGGGGTTAACCCAAGATCTGCTCGTGGCTTGCCAAACCGCATCCCTAGGCGCTAAACTAAAAGCAGGAGGGTAACATGCAAAATCCATTGCTTAACAAAGCCTTATCTTTGAGGGCCCGATCTTTATTTCTGATCTTTGCAGAAAAGGGTAGGGTTATTTCTGCTGACGAGTTGAAGTCAACAGGTGAGTTTGTCGAGGGCCGGGACGCCCTTCAGACTGCTATCAATGAATTGAAGGAAGCTAAGTATATCCGCTCTGTCCGTATGCAGAACAACGGCCAGTGGATTTCTCAGCTGAAGTTTACAGAATCTGCTCTAAAACTGATTCCTACCGACAACGGGTTTTCAGGTCAGGGAAAGTCAGGGCACCTATATATTGATAACTATATATCTATTAATGATAACACTACTAGTATTAATATAGATAATAATCCTAACGGATTATTATCTATACCCGAGCAAGCTCGGGAAGGAGAAGAGATGCCTTGGAATCTTGACGGAGAAGAAAAGCCTAAGGAAAGCATGAAGGCTAAGATTGCTCAAGAAGTAGAGGCAGCTCCAGGAGCGGTAGGTCAGATTGATGATCGCCAGACTCGTCTAAACGCTAAGTACAAACTTACCAAGACGGAAAGAGCTGCTCGCAACAGGCACAACTACCCAGAAGAAAAGTGGACTACTGCAGATTTGGTTGCGGAGTTCTATCAGCTCTGCCGTGAGAAGGCACCAAATGTGCCAAGCCAAGTTAACAACGTTCGTCTTGCTGGTTGGATCAACAAGCAGGTTAGCGAAGGCGTAGAGCGTATCCACGTTCTCAAAGCTATTAGAATGTTCTTCAACGACAATCGCCTTATACGAGATGCCGGTGTAGGCAAGCCGCTCTACCAACGCTTCTTTGCGTTCTACCCATCGGTTCACGGAATCGTTGCAAAGAAGTCAGTAGATTACGAAACACCAGAAGCATTAGCACAACAAGAGAAACTACTACGATTGCTTGGAGGAGAATAGTTGATCAAGCTAGACACACTTTCTCCAAGTATCCGCAAACAGATCTTGAACTCAGGAGTACCATTCAAGTCAATGGGGATGGAGTTCTCAGATCTTGAGGACACCCCGGCCAAGGTGGCCACAATGGAGTGGGTCAGTACAGTCCAATCTGGAGTGGTCATTAAAAGCCCTGGAAGCCCCCTCTCAGGCCTTGGACTCCTATACATAGGGTCTCCAGGTCACGGCAAAACCACATTGGCTTCTGTGGCCCTTCAAGAGCTTATTAGGACCATGCCGGGAGACATGAGAAAACCAATAGGTGAATTCACGGACTACCCAAGCTTCCTAAGGCTCAAGAAGGCAAGCTGGGCAGACGACGAGGACAAGGCAGCCAACCAACTAAAACTTGACAAGATCTATGGTAACTCGGGTACCCTAAATGTGGATGTACTTGTTTTAGATGACGTGGGTAAGGAATACCGAACTCAAAGTCAGTGGGCCGAAAATGTTTTGGACGAACTACTTCGTGCAAGATTCAACAGAGGCCTACCAACTATCGTCACATCTAACACGCCAGTAGAAGAGTGGAGTAAGTACGGAGATCCAATGGAGAGCTTCATCAGCGAAGCGTTTGGATTGATTATCGTCAAAGCACCTAGGGGGGATCGTAGAAAGAATGGATAAGACAATGAGCGATTGGCAGACAACGCAGGTATTTCTTTCTGATACCGGTGTGCACGAAGTTGAGATCAGTCTTGTGAGTGGAAGGCTTCGTTGCAACTGTCCTGGATATTCTTCACGGTCATCTTGCAAGCATGCTCGTTTTGTAGACAACCGAATGAATCAAAACAACGGAGTCTATCCGGTAGAGGTTTCCAAGGAAACCCCTTCTGAGGCAGGTGCAAATGCACACACAGATCCAGAAGCATTTAGAAAGTTTTTGTATAGGTACGGTAGGGTCGAGGTAATTTAACTATGCGTGGGGGCGATCTTTCAAATGAAGTTCCCATGAGAGTTCTAGTTGCTCTTGACTGCATCTTGGATCACCGCCCCACTTTTAAAAAAGTTTTTGGGATAACGATCCCGGAAGAAGAAGTCTCTTACAACCGTTTAGCGTTAGCAACGTTTTGGAGATTTAAAGATAACTACGAGTACTCAATGGAGTTAGTAGGCTTTGAAGTAACTCAGCAAGAAATGGACGAGGTATTGGAAGACCTAGACAATCTAGGTACTAACCCATTCAACTATGCTACTGCGTATAACGTTGTGGCAGACCTCGTAGCTGAATTGCCTTACAGGCCAGAAGTAAAACATGTAATTGATATACCCGAACGTGGTTTGCGTTATGGGCACTGGTATATGGATATAGGGCGGACAAATGGCAGCAGATAACGAAGAGAGGCTGATCTCCAAAGTAATCAGGTCTCGTGACATCGTTCCAGCTATGGAAGCTGGTGTAGAAGACAGCTGGTTCTTTGTAGATGAGAACAAGGCTGTCTGGAAGTTTATTAGGCAGCACTGGACAAAGTATGAGGAAGTCCCTACGGCTGTAACAGTCAAGGATAACTTCCCTACTTACCGCTTGCTTGCGGTAGAGGACTCACTTGAATACTTAGTAGATCAGTTGATTGCATATCGCAAGCGACAGAAAACTATTGAGGTAGTTCAGACTGCTGCAGAGTTTATTGCAGCTGGCGATCATGATAAGGCCGCATCAGAGATGGCCCATGGTCTTGCTGAGCTTTATGATGAGGGCGTAAGTCAAACTTCTGACGTTGATCTTACAGACAGCCCAGAGAAGCGCTATCAAGAATACCTAGACATCAAGACACGTGATGGTGGTCTGCTTGGGTATCCAACAGGCTTCCGCACTATTGATGAGGCAACGGCCGGATTGCAGCCGGGACAGTTGATCACAATCATTGCCCCACCTAAGACCGGTAAGTCTGTGCTTGCAATGCAAGTTGCAGTAAATGTACATGAGTCTGGTCATGTACCGATGTTCCAGTCGTTTGAAATGACTAACGTTGAGCAGCAGCATCGTCATGATGCTATGCGAGCTAACATCGCACACTCACGCCTTACTCGTGGAAAGCTTAATATTGACGAAGAAAAGCGCTTTAAAGATTCACTCAAGCGTATGGAGTCTATGCAGAAATTTTATCTCACTGACTCATCTTCTGCTATGACCGTATCTGGTTTGCAGGCAAAGGTTGAAAAGCTCAGGCCAGACATTGTCTTTGTAGACGGTGTTTACCTTATGATTGATGAGAGGTCTGGAGAAGCAGGAACTCCTCAGGCTTTAACATCTATTACTCGTGACCTAAAGCGTTTAGCTCAGCGTTACGAGATTCCATTGGTTATCTCTACCCAGGTTCTTCTTTGGAAGATGAAGAAGGGCCAGGTTAGTGCAGACTCAATCGGTTACTCATCATCATTCTTCCAAGACTCAGATGTTATCTTGGGTCTACAACGTCAAGATGAAGAAGATGATTCGTCTCGTGAACTGCGTATTGTAGCTAGCCGTAACTCAGGCCCTGCTAGTACCGATCTACTTTGGGATTGGGAGGGCGGACGCTTTGAAGAGTACGGATCTTTTGGGCAGCAAATCGAGCATTTTTAATGGAACCCAGCTATGTATAGAGGAAGATCCAAACCTGTTTTTTCCAGAATACTATACAGATTTAGAAGCTGTTAACAAAGCAAAAGCAATCTGTGGGGATTGCTGGATTAGGGAAAAATGTTTAGACTACGCAATGCAGTTCTCAAACTTAGAGGGTATCTGGGGAGGAACAACTCCACGGGACAGGAAGAGGTTAAGAAAATTAAAAACATCATTGACGTAAAGCCTGATTACACACAGGCTATGGATATCCGTGGTGACTTTCCAACAATGGTCTGTCCTTGTGGATGTTATGTATGGAATCTAAAAGTTAGCTGGGATGAGGAAGGTTACATCGCAGCTTACTTTGAGGCTATGGAATGTATCGAGTGTGGAACACTGGCTACCGCACCGATGCCTGGAGTAAATATCGGATTGGAGGACTAATGGGATACGCAATTTTTGGAGCAATCTGTTTTTGCTTAGGAGTTTTTTCAGCTTGGGTTTGGCTAACTGAGTTTTCACCCTTTGCAAAAAAGACAGCAGATAAAGAATACGGAGTTCAAGTTCGTTGTTCTCACTGCGGACGCATGTACCGTACCGGCTTTAACAATGTAAGGACTGCAAACCTCTGTTCAGAATGTAGGTAAAGAATGTATCGTGAGAGCGATGTAGAAACAGCTTTGCTTCGTATGGGTATTGAAGTTACCCAGCGAGGCGATGAGCTTATTGGGCTTTGCCCAATGCACTTAGAGCGTACGGGTCGTCAAGACTCTAATCCTTCTTGGTCTGTAAACGTTGAGACCGGTGTTCATCACTGCTTCTCGTGCGGATACAAGGGTAACCTGTTTACCCTTGTAGCTGAGCTAAACGATTTCCAGACTGAGTGGGGTCGCCTTGACTTTGAGGCTGCCAAGGACTGGCTACGTCAGAATATTGAGGTTAACTTTGAGCTGTTAGTAAAGCAGCTAGAGGAATCTAAAAACTCTTACGTCCCGATCCAAAGCGTTATTGAGATGTCCGAGGCTCGCTTGGCTGTCTTTACATCCCCTCCAGAATGGGCTCTAGAAGCCCGAGGATTGTCTATGGAGGCCGCAAATACCTTTGGGGTAGTCTGGGATACCAAACAGGATGCCTGGGTGCTTCCTATACGAGAGCCTCACTCTGGAAAGCTTATGGGTTGGCAGGAAAAGGGCCAGCTCAGCAGACTGTTTCGTAATCGTCCTACCGGTGTCAAAAAGTCTCAGACCCTATTTGGGTACGGCCAGTATACCGGTGGCCCAATGATCATAGTGGAGTCTCCACTTGATTGCGTAAAGCTATGGTCATTGGGAATACCCGGAGGGGTTGCAACCTACGGTGCCTCCTTCAGCAAAGATCAGCTTAGTTTGATGCGATCAGCAGATAGTTTGATTGTTGCTTTTGATAATCCTAGATTAGATGCAGCCGGATTAAAAGCATCTAAAGAGATGTTAGCAAAGCTAAAAGAAAACGGTTTGGAATGCAAGTTCTTTAACTACACCACAGATGCTAAGGATATTGGCGATATGGGTGTAGATGAGGTTATACTAGGAGTCGAGAGTGCTAAGCATTCGGTATTTGGAGAGAGGGCATTTGTATGATTATTGGTCTATCAGGTTATGCACGGTCGGGCAAAGACACTGTAGCTAAGTATCTAGTAGAGCACCACAGCTTTACAAGGGTTGCTTTTGCTGATCCTATTCGCAATCTACTTTGGGATATGAATCCTCTACTTGCAGATGGGTTTCATCTACAAGGTGTAGTAAATGCTTATGGGTGGGAAGTAGCTAAGACACGCTTTCCAGAAGTTCGCCGCTTACTTCAAGAGCTAGGCGTAGGTGCTCGTAAGCATATTGACGAAGAGCTATGGGTAATCAAAGCTCTGCGTACTATGTCCGGAGACGGCAACTATGTTGTAACGGATGTTCGTTTTAAAAATGAAGCCGAAACTCTTACATCTCCTTTCAGAAAAGGTAAAGCGCAAATTTGGCGTGTAGAGCGTACCGGAGTAGAGGCAGTTAACTCCCACATATCTGAGCATGATATGGACAACTGGGAGTTCGATGCCTATATCCACAACAACAGCTCACTAGAAGATCTAGAGTTTGCAGTCAAGACTACCCTGATGGCTCGCATCTAATGTGGTCCTGGGTATTAGCTATATGCGGAATTACGGGCACATATATTGTTGGTCGTAAGAATCGCATG